AGGAGGTCAAATGGTAGAAATAAAATTTACAATTTCAAGTGATAATGTTCAAAGAATAATAAATGCTATGAAAGGTTTATATCCAATTCCGATGGTTGATGAAGGAACACAAGAAGAACCTGATATGCATCCAGAGTTTACAGAAAGTGAATGGGCAAAAGAAGCAGTAAGAAGAATTGTTATCAGGGATGTTTCTCGTTGGGAAAATAAAGTTGCACAAGAATTAGCAAGTATTAATCCTGATAACGAACTATTATCCTAAAAATATATAGAAAATATATGTTTTAAAACTAATTATTTATAAAAACAAAACAATTAATTAGATTAAGAGTTAACATGCCAAAAAAATTTGATGATATGGTTAGTAGAATCTGGGATAGTATGAAAGGTAAGAAAAATCCAAAAACTAATAAATCTTTTACAAAAAGTGATGCTTATGCCGTCGCAACTGCTCAATGGAAAAAAGCAAATAATGGTAAGGCACCATCAAGAGAAGATTTAAAAGATTGGAGATTGCTTGAATTTTATATGCCAATTAAAGAAGCAACATCTTTCGGTAATGATTTTCTTATAAAAGGAATGGCTATTAATGAGACAACAACAAGGAATGGGATTACTTATATTGCTTCTGAATTAGAAATGGCAGCGCCATCATTTAGGAATAAACCAATTTTAAAAGACCACGATGCAAAAGTTATGAATATTGTAGGAAGGACAACTGAGAATGTTAATTTTAATTCTATAAAAGGTGGTATAGAGTTTGAAGCAAAAATTATGGACAAAACTATACAGCAAATGATTAATGATGGAAGAATTACTGATGTTAGCATTGGTGCTAAGGTTGAAGATTTGGATGAAGATGAGGAAAACGGTAGTATAACAGCAAGGGGATTAGAAGGATTGGAAATTAGTTTGGTTGCCATTCCTGGTGACCCTGGTGCAAATATTGCCAATGCTATGCAGAATTGTTTAACTGCTAAACTTTGTGAAAACATGTTAGACGGAAATTCAAAACTAAATTTAAAGGAGGAAAATAAAATGGTAGAAGATGAACAAACACAAGACGCAAAACCTGAAGAAGCAAAAGTAGAAGCTCCAGAACCAGTTGCTGAAAAGCCAGTAGAAGAACCTGTTGAAACAAAAGACACAACTGATACTGAAGAGAAGTTAAAATTGGCTGAAAAAGAATTGGCTCAATATAAGGCAACTGAAGAAAGAGCTAAACTTAAAGCTGAAATCAAAGCAGAACTTTTGAAAGAACAAGAGACAACCACTCCAGCAGAAGAGCCTGCGGAAAAAGAGACACCAAAACAACCTGCTGATGAAACTGTTGGTGAAGTTGGAAAGGATGAACCAAAAGAAGAAGATGCTGATGAAGCATACACGGTTGAAAGAGCTGAATCTGGAAAAGGGTTTCAAATCTGGAGAGAATATTCTAAAGAGAATAGTGGAAAATTCAAAAGGTTAGTTAGGGAGTAATAAAATTTAATCAAATGAAAGGAGGTTATACAAAATGGCAGTAAACCCAAATGGGTACGTTAATTTAACAGATGGTGGAGCGCCAAGAATTGTTACTGGTTATGCTAAAGAAGTAATAAGCGGTGGACAACTTTTAGGTGCATCTGGAGACACAGCTGTTGTAAATAGTGGAGCATCAAGTTTTGCTTCTGAAGACATTGAACTGTTCCATACTACAGGAAGTGGTAATTTTGTTGGTGTTGCATTAAATGATGCTGCAAGTGGAGCTGAGTTAAGCTTTTCTTCAAGAGGAACATTTATTTTAGAAGTAAGTGGAACAGCAGTTCCAGCTGGAATAAAAGTTGGATGTAATAATGCTGATGAAATAATTACTGGTTCTGTTGAAGGTGGTTATGCTACATGGACAATCGGAAGGTCGTTTACAGCAGGTAGTGATGGAGAATATGCTGTTATAGATATTCACGGATAAAAATGGCAGAATTAAAATACGTTAAGGAATTACTTCAAACTGGATTAGGAACCGAAGGGCAACTTTTGATTCCAAGAAAGATTCATGATACTTTAATTGAAGAAGTAGATAAAAATCTTATTCCAAGAAGTGAAGCAGCTATATACATCGGACCAAGTCAAGTACCAGGTAGTAGTTATGATGTTGATTTAGTAACAGAGAATACAATGAGTGTTAGAGTGGTTGGTGAAGGGGCAGAAAGTCCAATAGATGAACCAGCTTATACATCATTTAATATGAAACCAATAAAATATGGTGTTGCAATTAGAATAACTCAAGAAATGCTTGAAGATTCTAAATGGAACTTGTTACAACATTCAATTATGACTGCAGGTAAAAGATTTGCAGAGAATGAGACAAAGTTAATTCTACAGGATGCTTTAGACAATGCATCAAATACAGTTTCTGGAGGTGCAGCAATAACAATTGCTAATGTCACAAGAGCTATTCAGTATCTTGATGATGAAGATTATACAGCAACAACATTATTTGTTGGTATGGAAGTATTAAATGATTTAAGAAACATTGATACTTTTGTTGAAGCAAATAAGGTAGGAAACAGAGACATGTTAGAAAGAGGATTTTTAGGAACAATTTATGGATTAAATGTTCTGAAATTTTCTACAAATGCAGCGCCTTCATCAACATATAGTAAGTATGCTTATGTAACAGACAAGCAAAAAGCTTATATAATTGTTGAGAAAAGACCTGTAACAGTGACTAATTTTGAATTACCCGTATATGATATGAGCGCAGCTAACATTACCCAAAGAATTAAAATAAGGTATTTGAGAGCAGACGCAATAGCTAAAATAACAACAAGTTAAATTTAATTTTTATTGATTTTTTATTTTTTATTTTTTATAAAATCAATAGTCTTAGGACTTAAAACAGAAAACAATAAAATGAAAGGAGGAAAAAAAGTAAATAGAAAATGGCAATTACAAGAGGAAATCCAGATGTTCAGGCACTTGGAGGTATAAAAGACGGATTGGGCGGGGAAAAAGTACCTGGATTTTTGGGAAGCGAAGCATTGGTAGGTAATGCAACACAAGCTGGAAGTATAACTATTTCAACAAATGCAGGTTCTAGTTGGGCAATATTCGGAAAACCATTCACAAATGCACCAGTAGTGGTAGCATCGATGGGTTCTGGAGTTATAACTGGAGCAGCAGGGGCTGGTTCTGCATGGGTTTATGTTAATGATATAAATACAGGAAGTGCTGAAATTATTTGCGGTATTGGCTCAGGAGCAGCAGGGTTTACAGATGGACCTGTTCTTAATTGGATTGCATTTGGTACTTACTAAATTGTTTTAGTAATGCCGAAGTGCAAGTTCTAAAATGCCAAGAACGATGAATAAAAATGGTAAGAAATAATAGAATTAAGTATTATTGTTTTGCAGGTTCACCTGATTTGTGCGGTGATACAACCACTGGCGAAGTAGATACATATGCAGAAAATCCGATTAATGGAAAGATTCAAAGTATTTATTTCGAAGGTGGAGATTATGAAGCAGCAGGAAGTATATATATATCAGTTTCTGGTGTAGATACAACAGTTGGAACCATATTAGGTATGACAAGTGGGACAACCACTGGTCATCATATGCAAGAAGATTGGGCAGTATTTCCAAGAGCAACTACAACACATACAGATGGAACACCAATATCTGGAGCAGATGGATATGATGAATTTGCAGAAATACCAGTTTGGTCAACATTAAGAGTTCAAGCAGGTGTTGTAGGCACAGGAAGCACAGCAAGTGGATTAACAATAGTTTATATTTAAATTATTTATAAAGCGAAATGGGAAACTTAACAAATGTAGGAGTTGGGAGCATAATTCTCAATATGATAGAGAATGTCCCTAGTTCAATTAGCGGAGCTACTTTATGGAATATGATTGACCAAGAAACATATTTTGTCGAGAATAATACTGGAGATAGTATCGGTACAAGTATTGGTGAAAAATATCAACCAGCAATAATAAGTTTAACATCAGCACAAGTATTGAGAATGATGGAAATGCAAGGTGCTGATGTTAGTAATATTAGATTGGGTGATTTTGCAATAAGCAAAGGGGCATCAAGCTCTTCGTCAACAACTGCAGAAGCATTAAGAGAAGACGGATTAAATAAACTCCAAGCATTAGGCGAGGTATGCAATTATTATAAAGCATTGGGATGATGGTAATTGGAAATAACAAATGTGCATATGGTATGGTAACAAGACAAATGGTAACAGATATAAAAGAAGATATTAGCAGCATAAAAAAAGGATTGGAATCTATAAAAGATGAAAATAAAGTAATGTTTAATCATCTTTCAACAAGATTACCTTGGTGGGCAACAATAATGATAACAGGATTAGTTAGTTTGTGTGTTGGATTAATTGTAAGGGGGATTTATTTATAATGAAGCAATTAAAGTATATAGGTGAGCATCAACCTTATGGAATGATAGTTGAGGTTGAAGATTTAAATGTGAAACCATTAATAGATAGTGGTGAATATGTTTTCCTTAATCAAAAGAATCCTCAAAAGAATATAATTAAAAAAGAGGTTTTACAATATGACAATAATAAGCGAGTTGAGAAGTGATTTTAATGAAATTTTAAGTTACGGAGAACAAACAAGATTTAAATATTATAATCAATCGTTTGGAACTGGAAGTTATTATGATGATGATGTTATTTTAACACAATCAGGAACTGATTTATGGGTTTCTGGTATAGTCCAACCAATCGATTCTAAGACAGGAGGTTATGATGCATTGCTACTTCAGCAAGGCAAATTAACTTTAGATGACAAAAAGATTTATGTAGATGGAATTGTACAAACTTCTGGATTGGGACAAATTAAAATAGGAATGAATGGCAGCCCAACAACAAGACAATATGAAATTCTTAATGAAGGACAAGTTACTCAGTGGGGAGTAAATGGAAGTCCTGTTTATAAAAAGATTTATATTAGATATTTAACAAACGGGAGTTTTATTGGAGAATGAGAGAAATAGATGACCACAAAAAGACAGACTTAGAGAAAGTAGCGTGTAGCAATTTACAGTGTTTGGAAAGGGGTGATAGAACCAGATGTTATATTGAAATAGGAGAAGGAAGATATGAATTATGTGTGTTTTATAAAACTTCTGGTGAAAGAAATGGTAAGCGTTAAAAGTTCTTCTGGTAGGAGTGTTAGTATAGAAATGCTTGGAGTTGGAGAAGTTATAAGAAGATTAAATAAAGAAAAGAAAAGAATTGAAGGGGCATCAGATTTGGGTGTTATAAAAGCTGGTGGATTTGTTGAAGAGAAATTGAAAGAAAGTATTGCTGGTTTAGATAAAGAAACAAGAAGTGTTGATACAGGAAGATTTGCGAATAGTATAGAGTTTAAAAAAACAAAAAAAGCAGAAGGAATGGTATATCCAAAAAAAGAATTTTATCCAGGAACATCAACTACGACTCAAGATGTAGCAATAGCATTAGAATATGGAACGTCTAAAACTAAGCCAAGAAATCATTTTAGAAATACAAAAGCAAGGAATATTAACAAAGTAAAGGAAGTTATAGCAAAACAGATTAAGATTGGGATATAAATATATGTTTTAAAACTAATTATTTATAAAAAACATTTAATTAGTATTAATAGATAGCAAGCGAGTTATCTTAAAAACACCAAGTGAGGTAAAATGACAATAACAGAAGTAAATAGTAGCACATTTTTAACAGACTTAATTATATTTTTAAGAGATAAATTGAGAGATAATATAACAGACCCATTAACAAGACCATCAAATGAAAGATTTGTTCTTACTGAGTATCCACGTAATCCTGTTAAGTATCCAGTTATTACTATAACTGATGCTGGGAGTAGACAAGAAGGAAGATTAGGGATGCAAAGTGAAGAAACATTATTAAAATTAAATGTTGAAATAAGAATATGGGCAAGAAATGTTAAGGAGAGAGATGAGTTGTTTGGCAGTGTTTATGATTGGCTGAGAACAAATCAATATGGTGGAAGTGATTCAACAAGAGATGCTAATATACATGATTTTTCAATGGAGAGCGCTGTTAATATTAGTGAGGATAAAATTAAAAGTAAAATTATTGAGGTTTCATATTTATTTTTATGTACATGAAAGGGGGTAATTAATAATGAGTAAATATTTAAGCGACCAAAATCAGTTATCATTCATTTATGAAAGTGGTACTTATGGAACAACTTCAGGAACAAGGCAATGGATTGGATTAGTTCAAGACCATACACCATCAGAAGCTATGAATCCTATAACAATAAGATATCAAGGTTCAACAGATAGAAATGTTGATACATTCGCAAATGGAGTACAAGATTTTACAGGAACGTTTTCCTATTTTCCACAAGATTGGAAATTTTTAGGATTTGCAATTGGAAGTATATCAGATGTTGGTTCTCATACAATAACAGAAACAAATAGTGATGATGTTGTTATGGCAGCAAACACATCTTTACAAACTTTTACTTTAGAGGATAGCAAAAATGTTGGAACAGCAGGTAGTAATTTTATAAGAACTTATACAGGGGGCATGGTAGATAGTTTTACAACAACATTTTCTCAAGGAGAAATTGTTAATGCTGAAGTAAGTTATATAGCACAGAGTGAAGAATTTACAAGTGGAGCTGTTACAGCAGTAACACCAACAACTACAATACCTTATATGTTTAGCGATACACAATTTATGATTCCATCGGGAACTGAAATTGACAATACAACAGAAGTAAGTTTTACTGTAAATAATAATATAGAACCTGGACATTATGTTAATGGTAGCAGAGTTATAAAAGAGGCATTACCTCTTAATAGAGATTATGAAGTTTCAGCAACAGTATCTATGGATAGTAGTAATGCAAAAACTTTATATGAAAACTATTATACAGGGGGAAGTGTTTTTAATTCAATGATTCAATCCATAGGAACGCCTGGAAGTGTGTTTATAATAATGAGTGGATGT